CCAGTAGGAATTGGCGTGACGTAAGCCGTTATCAATGGGTTGGTCATGTTGAACCATACCGCATAGGGAAACGTGCCAGTCATCTTTTTAACTGGAATGTCAGCCCATTGTTGGTCGGTTAGCATGGTAATAGGAATGTCTTGCTGTTGTGATGGTGTGGCGGTGGTGTTACGCACAAAAGTAGCAAAAATACCATTGGGGCGGGAGATGTTTAAATCCCCGCCAATTCCTATCGTATAAGTGGCTTTGTTGGCGACAAAAGGAATGATAAACTCTGTTGCCCCGTAAAGTTTCTGCGGGTCAAGATTCCATGACTCAATAAGGTCGTTCAGCTTAACCAAAGCCCCCACGCTTTGGGAAGCAGTGGGGGTCTCCTGGTCAGCTATAACGCCCATATCTAGTAACACGTCGGTTATCAGATTTAGGGCTGTGTAGGCCATAACCTACCTATCGTAAGATGGGTTTATATAGTCTGGGTTGCTAACATCAAGTTTGGTGCGACGTTCCCATTCTTCATCGGAGATGGCATTTGCAACCACCTCCGACTCCGAACCTTGAACTACACCATCTTCTTGCGTGTAAGCATTGTAATCCTTTGGTCTGCGTCCCATGGTTACAATCCTACGGTAACCCAGTTTAGGCCAGTGCGGTCAACAGCAATGTATTTAACCGCCTTGCGTGCTGGTGTTGCTACGCCAGCATTGGCCGTACCACTGTTTACAGTCCCGCCAACAGGAGGATATACCAACGGTGCGTTGGTAACCAATTGTGGGAAAACCGTAATCTCTTGGCCAACATAGGCGGCAGTTGGCAAAACAACCCCGTTAGCAGCAGTGTTATTGCTGATAAGAACAAATGGTTTGTCATTGCCAATTGCAGTCCCCGTCGCTTGAGTTGTCCCAGCGGCGGCGATAGTGAAAATACTAAAAGTTTGCCTAAAAGTATCTGGTTGAACATTACCAGCGTTTTGTAACAAAGAAACTTTGTTAGTTGTAGTGGCTACAGCCATGATAATCACTCCTATAAGATTGGGTTAAGCACCGAGGATTCGGCAAGCAATTTGTGGATAGGTTTCTAACCATGTGTAAAGCACATCAAAACGAACAACGCGCTGGTTGGTAGTAATGTCATAAGATTCTTTCATGCTGATAGACAGCCCACTCATCTTGTCTTGTACAACGGTTGACATAACGCCCAAATTGCTAGGAACTTTGGAAAGTGGAACCATTGCAAAGGTGAAGGCGTTCTTGTGGTAAACAAGCGATTGTTTTGATATAACACCAGAAGCACCAGAGGTAACGGTAATGGTCGAGTTATCTGCAATCACCGAAGTTCCAGTTGCACTAATCACGTTTTGGCGTGGACCACTCAAGATAATACCATCTTCACCAATGGTGATAGTGGAGTTGCCCGAACCGTCAGTCACAGTTTTGGTTGCTACAACAAAGTTCTTAAGAGCACCTGTTGAAAGGCCAGTTTGTAAACTGCGGTTGAAACAGCCACTAATGGTGAAGGTATCACCGACGTTTAAAGTGGTTGTAGCTGCCGTCCACCCATCGGTTACAATGGTATTTCCTTCAACCAAAGCACCGTTGGTCAATGGCGTTCCACCATAAGTACCAGCAGTAAACGTGCCTGCTACAGGTTCGTCATAAAGGTCAAAACCATAACCATTACCCAACATGCCTTTAGCGTAAGCGTCACTAACCGTATTTACTGGGTTAAAATAGTTCTTAAGACCACTGGCAAAATTTGCATTTTGGAAGCTATTCAGCAAACCAATTCGGTTGCCAATATCACCGCCGTTGGAAGTAATCAAAGCACCAGCCGTCGAAAGGATACTAGGGTCGGTAATTACCGCACTAGGAGTCCCCACCACGTTTGCAACCTTAAGAGCAAGCGCAAAACCGTCTGCTTCAATTTTAGCTGCCAAAGCAGATGCCGCCCCATCAAGAACACCATCGTACATACCATTTTGCACCGCATCATAAGATACTTGCAGGTCAAGCTGGCTGGCCGATACGTCAACCCCAAACATACTTAGGGTAGTGCTGATTACTGGAACAAGGGTTGATTGCACTTCCATAATCTCACCAGAGCGCACGTTGTACACAGGTGGTTTTTCCATGTTGACAGTGCCACCATGACGCTTTTGTGAATCAGCAACTTCCGCTTGGAAGTCTTTGTTCACAGTTGCGGTCATAGGTAGTTTATTCTGCAAACGCGCTAACGCCTTTTTGCAAAGAATAGTTTGAATGGGTACTTGGTTGGACAAAGTGTCTCTCCTTATAAGCGATTAAATTGGCTCAAAGGCATATCCTCTATCTCTTGCTGGGAATAACTACTCAATGGCCTGTGGGCATTGGCGGTAACACCAGGTGGGGTAATAGGCGGCTCTGCCTTTGTGATTTTTGGTTTTTCCTGTGGTTCACCGCCTTTTTTGATAAAAGCCTCAATAGCTTTAATCGCTTTAGGTAGTGCCTCAGCAGGAAGCCCTCGCAGGGTCATCAAATCGGCGCCGTACTCTGCTAGGTGATAGGCAACATCTGCGCTGATAGGAGAAGATAAAATTTCCCTCTCAATATCTGGCGTAATCAGCCTGCTTTCTATCAATCCAACAACCTTCTCATCATAATCAGGCTTTTCTGCTCTTACAATTTCAGCCCTTTGAGCAAGGGCTTCAGTTTGTTTTTGCGTTTCTGCCTGTTGAGACTCTTGCTTACGGTCGTAACGAGCAACGTCACGGGTGTATTCAAGAACATCATCATAATCTGAAGGGTTCGGTTCTTTTGATAAATCCCTAGCCTTTGGTTCATCTGAATCAGTCGCTTTTTCTTGTTCATATTGCCTTAGCTTTTCAGCTAAAACAGCATTTTCACGAATAAGACGTTCTTTTTCAGCTTTACGCTGGGCTGTGCGGGGGTTAATCGACTTTTGTTCAGTCGGTTCCTCATCGGGTTCCGAATCTGTCGTTTCTACTTCTGTAGGTTTTTCCGTAGTAGGCTCAACCTTTTCAGGCTCAACATTTTCTGGAACTACATTAGTTTCAACAGTGAATCGATTTTCAACAGGTGAATCCGTTTGTACGGTAACATCCGTGTTATTTTGCATAGTACATTCCTTTTGGGCTAATTGCAAGGGGTTAGTTTAAATACATTAAAAGCGTTAAAAACTCCTCATCATCTCTTAACACTCTTAATTTCTGTTGACGCAAAGTCTCAATGAGCTGCATCAATTCATTTTGCCGCTTAAGAAGAGCCAAAAGCTCCTTTTGCATTGATTCATCTGCCAAATCACGAGAACGCTTAATTTCAACAGATTCAATTTTTTTCTCTAAAAGCTTTAAGATTATTTCAGCTTCTTCAAGTTTCCTTTCAATTTTGCGGCGATTTTGTAATTCATAATAATAAGGTTGATATTCTCTGCTCGCACCACCATTAGGCGTAAAATTAATTATTGAACCCCAAGAATTACCCCACGCTTTGCTCCATGAATTGCCCCAAACTGAAGCCATTACACGGGGCCCCACGGGTTAGAATCTGTACCTTGACCGTCAACGACATAATTGTTTACTTGCTTAATGTTTGCTTCAATAGGAGTGGCTTGAGCTGCCGCCAATACTGCCGCCGCATTTTGTGCTGCGGTAGGAATACTACCGCCTTGTATTACAACAGTAGAGGCCGCAGACTGAATTAAAAGGGTTTGGACTCCTGCGGTGTAGGCGATGGGGTCATCTGATGGGCCTCCGATGAGGTTTCCTCCTGCAACTCTGGCAATGTAGTTTCCTGATGGGAATTGAAGTTGCCACGACCCCAATAATTGGACGGTGATGCCGACCTGGACTCCTGGTCCGAGGACATTAAGTCCTGATGCTCTTCCGATTTGTGCATAAATAATACCCTCCTCTGATGCTTGTGCCGTTTTTATAGCTCCATATAGTACAATACAATCTACATCTGTGACACCAACATCAATATGTATTTTTGATGTGGTAAAGTCAAACGTAAAAGGCGACACATAATAAGACATATTTTATACATCACTGTTTCTACTAGCATTAACGCTACCACCTGCGTTGGTGATAGACAAAGATGTTGTAAAAGGCACAATAGGAGAACCACCACTTCCGTTTCTTACATCTACGCGGGCAGTAAAATTGCTGCTGAAAATGAAAGTTACGCTTTCCGCTGTGGTCGTGGTCGCTTTATCAATAAATGGAACAAACACATCATCCGCAGTGACAATGGAGCTAGCAAGAGCTGGAGATAATCCCGTAAATGTTTTTGTACCCGCATTGAATCCCGTGTAGGTGTAAAGCAGGTTTTTGATCCGAATGACCCCGCTGGACGGTGTATCCGTTTTGATACTTTCCACAATTTGCAAAGAAGTTGCCCCTGCACTGGCAGCCACAGGTGTATATTCATCTTTCAACACGTTTCCACCGCCATTTGCTCGCGCCACCAGAATACGGTCACCAGACACCAGATTGCCTACGGTGATGCTAATCAATGTGGGTGGCACCTGTGTCGTACCGTCGTGGGCAATAAGCTGGTATTTTGTGGCCTCAGCGGCAAGAACGCCTGTCAGCCACCATCCTTGTGCCACAAAAAATGTTCCCCCCGCAAATGTTCCAAAAGGTGCAGATGGGATTTCTGTATAAGCCCCGTTTAACACACGATAACGCCATCCTGGGATGCTGTTCAGGGTGGACGTGCTGCTTTCCCGCGTAAGGTATTGAAGGTACTGATATGCCTCTTGCAGAGTACATCCGCCCGATAAAGTGATGGTACCTTTATAAGGTTTAGAGCCGTTTCCATTATCAAGGTCTTGGTTCGTATCCCCAAAGGCCACGGTGACTTTGGTGGACAACAAAGCAGCGTTGGCTTCGGTTAAAACGATGTTGGAATCAAGAGCCGTTGACAAAGCCGCATTGGATTCACCACCAGCTGACAAATTCACGTCAAAGTGGGAATAAGATTGTCCCCATTTACGCGAAAAAGCCGTGACGTTTCCTGAATCAATCAAAGTTCCTCCCGTACGCACCTTCACCAAAATCTGAATATGGCCGTTAGACCAGAAAGTTGTGAGTTTGCTGCCATTTTGCACCACATAAACAGGGGTGGCCGCCACAATTCCACCGATGGTTTTTAGGCCAGAGTATTGAACCGCAGCGGATTGCTGTTTAATAGAACCAAAATTGATAAACTGCGCTGAAGCATCGTCTAAATTAAACGCCACTGATCCGTCGGTTAATAAGTTAAGTCTTGAGGCCACAGCAGCATCCCGTGGACCATCCAGTTTTGATGGGTTAGGAGCCAAAATATCCAAAAGGTCGTTGCCAGATGCCGCTGCATCGTCTGCCAAATCTTGCAGCCATGCGTGAAGCTCAAGAACGGTATAAACCGTGGTACTGGCTCCTGCCTGACGGCGTATGTCACCTGTGGTGGAAATGGTAAAGTCGGCTGTAATAGGCATTGCGGATTCTCCTTATTGATCTGCGATTTGCGATGCTGTAATTGTGACGTTGACACTCGCAAGCGTCGTCGTCGCTCGCCAGGGTTGATAAGCAGGCGTCCCGCTTGCGTTTCGTAAAATGACTTCTACAGGGGCAGACCCTGAGACCGTGTAGGCATAAGCGTAAGACGTGCCAGTGGTTGCGTTTGCCAACACTGCCAATGTATCTGTGCGACGAATAAGGATGCGCGAGCCAGACACGATGCCGTCAACGGTCAACGTGGCGCTCACCGCGTTGTCCACGGTGATATTCGGACCGCCGTTTACGAAGGTTACACCCGGCTGAAGTT